GCTTTATGTGGAATTACTTTACCAAAAAGATGGATGAAAAAGATGTGAAAATGGACCTATTGCAAGACGCGCGATTATAGGATAATAAGATACACGCCCTTGACTATCGCGAAATGGCGAAAAATGACCAAATAGTATTGTCGGGTAATTCACAGGCAAATGAGTTACTTGCTGGTAAAATAGAGACCGTTAGAGGCAGGAACTAAATTATGAGCTGGCTAAAGCGCAAGCGCAAAGACCCACCTATAGTAGTAAAACCACCGGCAAGCAGCCGCGTGGAAATTGAATTACACAAAAGTGCCAGCGAGGGCGCAGCCATAAAAGCTTACCAGACTAACCAACACCTAAAAGACCTCTTGGTTGAAAACGGATTTACGCTTAAAATATACCTAGCGGCTGGTGGGCATCAGCCAAAAAGATTGGGCAAAAAATGATTGAATTAATACCATATATACTAATACTACTTAGCATCAGTGCCGTAGCCATGTTTTTTATAGTGAGGGTGATAGTAAAACAATTATCACTGTTCAAGTTTAAGATTACTGATAAGACCATCCGGCATTTTAGAAATACACTGTTTGCAATATCCATGACGATTATACTTATGGGGCTAATACCCATTGGCATTAATCTAGCCACCTTATTTATAGATACTGATAGACCAAATACAGTTAGCACTATAAGCCTGATTTACTCGCTTGCAGTACACATGCAAACACTACTACTGTCATGGCTGCTCTGGCGCATCTACCGCCTAGCAAGTGAGAAGTTTAATGACCAAGAAAAATAGTGTATAATCACAAGCATAAAGCAGAGCTTTGCCTAGCGCACTGTTGTGCCAACCAACTTGTACAGGAAACTTAACCATGAATGATGCCGATAATGTGTCATTTGGTAAGCCAAAATCCACTGGTGCTGTTTTTGTAGCACCTGCCGGCACAACCCTGCCAACAACTGCATGGGAAACCTTAAATGCAGCTTTTGAGGGCTTGGGCTATGTTAGCGAGGATGGGCTTGTCAATGGTGTTGAGACCGATGTAGAGGACATAAACGCTTGGGGCGGTGACTTAGTTTTAACTGGTCAAACCACCTTTAAGGAAATGTTTACTGTCAATCTCATTGAGACCAATGCAGAGGCACTTAAAGTCTATTATGGTAGTGATAATGTCGTTGTAGAGGGTGATGGCTCAATAACCATTACGCAAACCAATGAAATGTTACCGCGTGTTTCTGTTGTATTTGAGCTTGTAATGACCGGCGGGCGCATTAAGCGCATCGTTGTGCCTTACGCACAAATTGCAGACCGCAGTGGTGAGATTACTTATGTGGATGGTGAGGCTATTGCCTACCCTGCTGTTTTTGTCGCTTATCCCGATGAAAATGGTGACACTCACAAAGAGTACATTGCAACTGCCCTTAGCTCTTAGTAGCTATAGCAACCGGCAAGAGCGCCCCTTTTTGGGGCGTTTTTGTTATGCTACAATTATGCTTACGATAACTAACTTAGGATTGGAGTAATCACTATGGCTGAAACAGACCAGACAGAAAACACAGTAAAAGAGATTGATGTTAAGGGCTACAAATTCAATGTAGATACAGACCTTTTGGATGATGTAGATAGCCTAGAGTTTATTGAGCGCATTGAGAATAAAGGGCAAACCGCTGTGGTCCTATCACTGCTTAAGCACATTATGGGCAATGATGAATTTGAGAAATTAAAAGCTCACTTTGTCACAGCAGATGGTGAGGCACACAAAGGCAAAGAGGGCTACAAGCCGCGTATGCGTATTGAGGTGCTTAGTGATGTGTACCTTGCAATCATTGAGAAATTTGACCCAAAAGGTTAGCTCTAATCCGAATACTCCGCGAGTATTTTGATGAATTAGAGGCAGACTTTCAGCAATATTATAACTTGGACATCGCGGATGTTTTAGCCCAAAGCCGCAAAAAGGCAGCCCGGTTATTGTTTCAGTTGCCGCGTGAGTGCCGGGTGTTTGCTGCTATTAATCCTGCCGCGCAGTGGGGATGGGCAGAGATGTTTGCCAATAAGACTAACTACCTGCTAGAGCTTGCACTGTGGCAAAATACGCAGGTCAAAAAAGGTGAGAGGGCAGCACACAACCGCAAAAAGCCTAAGCCATATGTGCCTGATTTCCTCAAAGCTAAACAGCCAGAGAGTGAGATTAATAAGGAGACTGAAAAGCGCACTGTGGATGACATTAAAAGCATTCTATCCCTACCGCGAGGGGTATAAATACCACTCCCCTACCGGCTTTTTTTGCCAAAATGCCGGGGAAGTGGTAAAAAATGGCTCACCCCTGTTATTAGCACTCCCCTGCCCTACTTATAACGCCATATTCTAGCGTAAAGTGCCATTTTAGGCTGTTTTAGGGTGACCCATAGGCAGAGCAGGGGAGTCACCAATAGTATCACCATTACGCATGAGCTATACTTAGTGCATGAGTAAAGATGTTAGCTTTGCAATGGACACTAAAGGCGGTGAGGAAATCTTACAATCTATGATGATGCCAACCGTAAAACAAAAGGCAGATGCCATTGCAGCGCGCGCAACATCTATGGCAGGCAGCATGAGCAAAGTGCCGCCCACTATTTCAGTGACTACCAAAATAGGCACTATTAAGCGTGGTGTCCGCGCCATTGCTACTATCTCCGCTGAGGGGCTTGATGCCCACCAAAACTACATTGGGCATTATGTACTTGCACGCGCTAAAGATGCCGGGCGCTAACACAAACAGGTTATGTTATAATTTACAATATAAATCCACGCTACGGTTGCGGCAAAACTGGCTTAATAAAAGGTAGAAACCCAACCATATGGCAGACATCGGAACAGCTTATGTAAAAGTAGCACCCAACATGCAGGGCATCCAAGGCAAAATTGCCGCTGGATTTAAAGGCTCTGCTGGTCCTGCTACTGCTGCATTGGGCGATGAAGTAGAGAAAAGTAGCGGTCCATTCCAAAACGCCCTAGGCAAGCTAGGTGGCTTTGCTAAGGGCGCTGGTGTTGCGATTGCCGGCGGTATGCTTGCTGGTGCTGCAGGTCTTGCCGCACTCACTACAAAGGCTGTTATGTCAGCGGCAGAATTAGAGCAGCAGCTAGGCGGCTCTGAGGCTGTATTTGGTGAGTTTGCCAGCCAGATACAAGAAAAGGCAAAAACTGCATTCTCTGCAGCCGGTCTATCACAGCAAGAGTTTCTACAGGGCGCAAACAAAATGGGGTCTCTATTCCAAGGCGCTGGCTTTAGCGTAAAAGAGTCTATGACCATGAGCGCAGACAGTATGCAGCGCGCCTCAGATATTGCCTCAATCATGGGCATTAGCACCACAGATGCACTAGAGGCTGTTACCGGCATGGCTAAAGGCAACTTTACCATGATGGATAACTTAGGTGTCGCAATGAATGACACCAGCATACAAGCCTATGCACTGTCCAAGGGTATTGATAAGTCCACCGCCTCAATGACCAGCCAAGAAAAGATTGGACTGGCACAGCAGATGTTTATGGAAAAGACGGCTAAATATGCCGGCAACTACGCTAAAGAGAATGAGACATTAAGCGGTAGCCTAAACACCACCAAAAAAGCCTTTGATAACTTACTAGCCGGGCAAGGTGACATTAATGCCTTTGTAGACAGCTTGCTTGGCACTATAGAGATTGCCATACCGCAGATTGTTGCCATGCTACCTAAGATAGTCAGCGGCATTGGCGCGGTCCTAAAGGCGCTAGTGCCGGCTCTAGCTAAAGCATTGCCTGTATTAGTACCTGCATTGATTACGGCTGTCCAAGACCTCTTAAATGCGCTTATCACTGCCCTGCCTACCGTATTCCAAACGCTGGTGGCTGCTCTACCAATGCTTATTAAAGCCTTTGTGCAGCTATTCCTAGCGCTTTTGCAGGCTCTACCGCAAATCATTGCAATTATTGCTGAGGCGATACCGCAGATAGTAGATGCTATTGTTACCAGCCTCACAGACCCGGCATCGTTGCAAGCTATCCTCTTAGGCATGGTTGCCCTGATGATGGCGCTAATCCAAGCCATACCAATTATTGTAAATGCTTTGGTGGCAGCCCTGCCGGTCATTATTAAAAACATATTGGCTGTGCTAACTAATCCAACATTTATTGCCGCAATGATTAATGCCGGTGTCCAGCTACTTAAAGCGGTTATATCAGGCATGGTGAGCATGGTAGGCGGTATAGCAAAGGCAGCATGGGATATTATCAAAACCATTGGTAATGTACTCAGCCCAAGCAGCCTGCTCAATATTGGTAAAGATGTGGTTAAAGGCTTGTGGAATGGTATACAGGACATGGGCGGCTGGCTCAAAGATAAGATTATTGGTTTTGTTAAAGATAAAATCCCCGGTCCAATTAAGTCAGCTCTAGGCATTAAGTCACCATCTAGGGTGGCTGCAGCGCTTGGTAAGCAAATCCCTGCCGGGCTTGCTATGGGTATTGATGCCACTAGCGATATGGTGAGCAAAGCAGCCAGCAACATGGCTGATAAGGCTATTGTAGGCATGACCAGCCCACTCTATGACCCATCACTAGCATGGACCGGCGGCGCGGCTGCAGGCGCAGGCGGTGTGGGTGTCAGCACCAGTAGCACTAAGCAGGATGTCACCATTGGGCAAATTGTCTTAGGTGACCAAAGCGCTGTAAAAGAGTTCTTTAAGCAGCTTAATCAAGATACAATCAATGTAGGCATGGGTTTAACGCCAAATCAGGGGGCAGTATAAAATGACCGGCGCAATTAGTTTTGATAGTAATAGCCTGCAGACATTCAGCCGCGCAACAGTTGTAGGCATTCTTACTAACGCCATTGAGCATACTAACCTGCCAAACAAAGATGCCGGGCTTTATGGTCTAGCTAACACAGACCGCAGTGTAATCCCCTATGTAGGCTACCCAAGCAAAGGCATCAGCATTAGTGGTGTAATAGTGGGCAGCACAGAGGCAAACTTAGATACTCGCATTGATAGCTTTAAGCAATATTTCCTAGGCAAAGATAAAAACCTAGACATTGAATATAACGGCACAACCCGGCGCTACTGTGCTACCGTAAACACCATATCTGTAATAAGGTCTCAGACATCGCTTTATGCAACATTCCAAATTGAGTTTATTTGCACCCTGCCCTTTGGCAAAAACACCACCGCCACTACTGCACTCAGCGCATCCGGGCGCACAGCAGCCGGCTATACTGACAGCTATACTTTCCTAGGCTCTGCACCATACCAATTACCTGTTATCACAATCACCTACTCTGCAGTCACAGACGGCGCTAGTTTCGTATCATTTGGCAATAACGGTAATGGGCAGGGTATTACTATCACTGACCAGACATGGGCAGCCGCTGATGTGCTAGAGATTGATGTATATAACCGCACTGTAAAGAAAAACGGTGTTGAGATTGACTTTTTGGGCGCATTTCCTGAGTTTGCACCGGGCGCTCAAAACTTTAGTTACTCAGATGGATTTACGGCGCGGACATTTGCAATAACAGTAAGCTATTATCAGATGTGGTTATAGAGGTCTGTTATGTCACAGATTGCTTATACCACAGGTCCAAAATACCCAACCACTACCACAACCACTAACGGCGCTGGTAGCAGTGGCGTATGGGCAAACCCGGCAAACATCTTTTCCGATAACAGCAGCAACGCTACTAACAGTTTCCTAGCACCACCAACCTTTACTGACGAATTAAACGGCGCAACATTTGGCTTTAATATTCCAAGCAATGCAATCATTGATGGTATCAAGCTAGAGATGGAAGTGCCTAGCAGCACCCGATGGGCAGAGGGCAATGGCATGGTCAAGCTCAAAAAGGCTGGTGTGCTGGCTGGCACTAACCAAGCCGGCTTAGGCTCTGCAAGCTCAGGTGTGTACACATACGGCGGCGCAACTAACCTTTGGGGTACTACTTGGACACCGGCGCAAATCAATGCAAGTAACTTTGGCTTTGGCTTTGATGCAACCTATACCTCTAGCGGTAATGACTTTACTATAGCTGTTGATTATGTCCGCATTACGGTCTACTGGCACTACTCAGTTGATGTTGCTGCAGCGGATGTACCAAAGCGCTACCTATATAAAGTGTTCAATGATGGCATTTACCTAGGCAACCTGCCAAAAGTAACTAGCAAATTTGGCTACTCGCTTGATATTAATAGCGCCGGGTCATCCCTTGCGATTGAGTGCGGTGTTTCCGCTGATACCTCAGCCTTGCCGGGTGACAGGCTTGTAACTGAGGCAGGTGAGCCAATTACCACTGAGGCAGGTGAGTACATCTACACAGATGGGCAGCCGCCTATATTGAGTGTAGGCACAGCAGTAGACCCTACCATAATTCAAAACGGCAACCGCATTGAGGTGTGGGAATACAGCTATTACTACCCTAATGGCAAACTGATGTTTCAAGGGCAAGTTAATAGGATTGAGGCAGGCTTTGGCGCTAGTGCTGATAATAAGATTAGGCTGTTGCTGCTCAGTGATGGCTTAGACCTAGATAACTACATTGCGCGCGGCTCACCATTTAGCTACACCGCAGATGTTACCCAAACCTCACAAAACACTGCTGTACTCATTACGCAGGATAGCAAGGGTGCTGGATGGAATAGATACGGTCAAACATGGGTGTGCGGCGCAGGGGTCACCAAATTAGGCGCAATAACCCTGCTCTTAAATGGCTCTGCAGATGTGACAGTTACGGTGTATGACGGCATAAGCGGCAGCATCCTAGGTACTATCACACAGACTGTAGACACCCTAGGACTGGCTGTAGCTACCCAATTTGGTGCAGCCAACCTAATGGATGTATCACCGGGCAGCAGCTATTTCTTTGCAGTCTCAGTGGCAGCCGGGCAAAGCATCTACATTTACTACTCAAATGCCAACCCATACGCCAATGGCGCAGCCTATAACTCAAGCTATAGCGGCGGCTCAGGCGGTGGTGGCTATACTGAAATGGCAGGCAGTGACCTTTACTTTATTGCATCATCCGGGCTTGCTACTACCACAGCCACATACACCAGCAAAGACCCTACCACACAGATGTTTAAGCCAATCATTGATGACTACCGATTACGCGGCGGCATTCTTAATTACTCTAGTAGCTCAGTGGATGCAACAGGGCTATCACTTACTGCCACATTCAATACTGAAACAATTTTTGACTCAATGCGTAAGGTGCTATCCCTCTGCCCTAACGGTTTCTATTTCTACTGTGACCTAGGCAGTGACATCATTTACTTTAAAAACACCCTCACCACAGCTACCCACAAGCTGATTAAGGGCAGGCATCTAAACAAAATCAACTTTGTAATGAGCATTGAGAATGTCAAAAATGACCTGCTATTTAGCGGCGCTGAGGCTGCTGGTGTCAATCTCTACACAGAGTATGAGGACCAAGTGAGCCAGAGTAATTATGGCAAGCGGCTTGAGCGCAAGAGTGATAACCGGGTAAGTATTCAGGCTACCGCAGATGCCATTGGTGATAGCTTTATAGATGAAAATGCCAATGAGTATTATGAGACCACTGTGACGGTCCTAGACCGCACAATGGACATAACGCTACTCAAGCCCGGTGACACTGTAGGGCTAAGAGGATTTGGCAACTTTATTGACCGGCAGCTTATGCAGATTGTCCGGGTAGAGTACACACCAGAGCAGGTAAATCTAACGATTGGCAACATGCCAAAGCGCTTTAGCACAGAAAATGAAAAAACCATACGCGGCTTGCTGGCACAGCAGACAGTGGCTAACCCAAGTGCGCCTAGTTAAACTTAAACATTAAGGTATAATAAAATTATGGCAGATGTAAAAGTATCAGGATTACCAAGCGACAGCTCACTAGATGGCAACCACTATGTGCCTATTAATGACCCTAGTGGACCTACCACCAAGCGTACCCTGCTATCTACCCTTGCGGCTTTTTTCTTTAATCAGGTAAACCAACCGGCAGGCGCTACAGGCAGCCCGGTAACTCGCGCAAATGAATTGCTAGGGGATTTTGTACTTAGCGGCTTAGTAATCACTGGTGATGCTTATGCCTCAACTCGCAACGCCTCTATGACATCTGGTGTGCTTTACATTAATGGCTTGCGTATTTCCATATCCTCAGTGACTGCAAGGACATACACCGCATCCAAAGACACTTATGTAGATGTTTTGAGCAACGGCGATGGCACAGGCACATTAGTCTATACCGAAGTCACCAACGGCGCTGCAAGCCCGGCTCTAGCGGCTAACAGTCTTAGGATTGGTAAAGTTGTCACCGGCGCATCTAACATTGCTGCAGCTACCTCAATTCAGCAATATGCTGTGGACTCACTAGGCAACGCTGTAAGACCACCCGGCGCAGTAGGACCGGCACAAATCACCAATGCTGCTTATAGCGCAGTAGAGGTATTGACTGGTGAGGTGTGGATTGATGGCAGACCTATTTACCGCAAAGTTATCCGCAGTAGTGTAACCCTCAGCACCAGCACCACAACCAATGTGGCTCATGGTATTAGTGGCATGACTTCAGCTTTTGAATTGGTTAGATTTACTCAGGGCTTAAAGATTGGCACAGGCGGCACTAACAACAGCACACAGGCTACAGTAATACACCGGGAATTTGGCGGTAACTGGGCATGGATTATTGCAGTAGATACAACTAATATATCAGTCTCTAGCTCATTTGCTTGGGGCGCATCATACTTTACGGCAGTAATGGACTATGTTAAATAGGAGTTAAATTATGGCAGATAAAACTAAACCAAAATTTGTAGAGCTAGAGTATGCTTATGAGTTTCATTACCCCGGCTACATACAAAATGTACCCAAACAGATAGTAAAAAACAAAGCTGAGGCTGAGAAAATTGCAGAGCGCGAGTATAAAAAATGGCAGGACAATCAGCCCAAGCCAGAAAAGTAGCGCTCTATGGATGGAGTAATACCAGCAGTCCAAAAACTCAATGGTACTGAATGGGCAGCCGCCCGGCGGCGCGCCATTGCCAGCCTAGATGCTATATGTGCGATTTGTCACACACCCATTGACCTAGATGCACCAAAGAATACGCCATTTGCAGTAGAGGTAGACCACATTGTGCCGCGCTCACGCGGTGGGCAGCTCTATGCGCTTGAAAACCTACAGCTCACTCACCACCGTTGCAACCGTAAAAAAGGCGCTAAGATGGCTGAGGATTACTTAGGGCAAAAGGTCATAAACCCTGTGCCATTGTCTAACGCTTGGTAGCACAAGCATGTTACAATCAGTATATAAATTGGAGGTTTCAGATGGCACAAGAGGGAGTTGATTACAGTTGGGCTAGACCCACAGGCGCTGCACTAAAGGCTGCAGGCAAAGTTTTTGCGGTCCGCTACTTATACCCTGATGGGCAAGGTGGCAAGGGCTTGGATGCAAACGAATTATCAGACCTACAGGCTAACGGCATTGAAGTGCCGGTTGTTTATGAAAGTTATGCCTCAAGAGCCAAAGAGGGGCGCGCTGCAGGTAATGCAGATGCTAAGACGGCTCAGGCGGCTCTAGTAGCTGTTGGCTTGCCAGCCGGTATGCCAATCTATTTTGCTGTTGATTACGATGCACCAGAGTCAGACCAAGGCGCTATTGATGAATACTTACGCGGTGCTGCTGAGGTAATTGGCTTAGACAGAGTTGGCGTATACGCCGGCTATTGGGTCATTAAGCGTTGCCATGAAAATAACACTGCCAAATATCTATGGCAGACTTACGCATGGTCCGGCGGAAATGTACACCCTGAAAACCACCTATACCAATACAAAAACGGTCAAAATCTAAATGGCGCTGTGGATTTCTGCCGGGCGCTTAAGGATAACTACGGACAGCCAAGCAAGTTTGGCGGCGTAACACCACCGCCCTCAGACTATCCAAAGCCGCCAGCACTAGCCAACGGCAGCTACACAGTCATTAGTGGCGATACCCTCAGTGGCATTGGCACAAAGACTGGTAAGGACTGGAAACAGATAGCAGCCATGAATGGCATTAGTAGCCCATACACTATTTACCCCGGACAGGTCTTATTGCTACCGGGCAGCGGCACTAATACTATTCCGCCAACAATGAACAATGGCACATACACAGTCAAAGCCGGTGACACTCTTAGCGGTATAGCCGCCAAGTTTGGTACATCATGGCAGAGCCTGCAGGCAATCAACAACCTGCCAGACCCTAATAAGATTTATCCGGGTCAAGTGCTGAAAGTACCCGGCGGCGCTGCACCAACCCCACCAGCAGCACAGACCTACACAGTTAAGTCAGGTGATACACTAAGCGGCATTGCCGCCAAGTACGGCACTAGCTGGCAGCATCTAGCGCAAATCAATGGGCTTGCTAACCCTAACTTGATTTACCCCGGACAAGTGCTTAAAATAGCTTAAGGAGTTATAGCTTATGAGAGTCAATTTACCACCAAATGTAAGAGTAGCAATATATATACTAACTGGTGTGCTATCACCAATTATTGCGGTCCTAACATCCCCTGATGTGGCTGTACTGCCAGCTTGGGTAATGTTGATTTGGACAGGTGAGGTGACCTTTGTAGGGGCTATGGCGGCTCTTAATGTAAGTAATCCTGATAAGGAGGGCTAATATATGTTAGGTCATTTAATCTATTCGCTGATTGTCGCGGCGATTGTGTACTTTGTAGGGTGTCTCTTTGACAAGTCACCGGGCAACCGTTACGCCGGTATTGCCGGGCTTGCAACATTTGTGCTGGTATTCCTAGGCTTTGCATTTGTAGGCTAAACAAAACCAAAAAGAAAAGAGCGCTGTGCGAGGGCGCTCTTTTTGTTTGAACACATTTATTGTGCAGGTACTGGCTTAACAGACTCTAGTGACCTACCGCCCTTTTCACCGTTGCAATACATACAGGCAGGCTTGAGGTTATCAGAGCTAAAGCGCTTGCTTGGGTCGCGTGACCGGCTTACTACATGGTCTAGGGTGAGGTGTGCCACATCAATGCGCCCCGGACACCAAGGATGTATACGCAGGTAGCACATCCAATATTTGCCCTCTATTGGCGGTGGGTTATGCCTAATCCATGAGGCGCGAGTTACCAGCCATTGCTTAGTTTGTTTGCCTATCTTATTAATTGGTTTAGTAGAGCGCGCTATTGCAGTGCGCTTGAGCTGTTTGAGCGCACGCTTAGGATTTTGATAGCACGCATATGCAAAGTGACCCATCAAGCCGCAATGCTTGCATGGCTTTTTTGGTGTACGGTCCATGAGCTGTTGTTACCTCCAATCTGAATACTTATATTGTACAGTAATCCTTATGTTATAATTACACCACAAACTAACCAGAGTCGCATACGGGTACTACCCGGTCAATAAAGGAGGAGGCGAATTATGGGCAAGCAAGAGTTTGAGGTAAAAATTTATGTTGAAAAACTAGCTAATCTAGTACACAACACTAAAAACCCTCGCTATATAAAATCAAAAAAGCATAAAGAGCTGGTTAAATCCCTGCAAGAATTTCCTGAGATGAAAGACATTAGGGAAATTGTTGTTGATGAAAACCTGCTTATTCTAGCCGGTGACAAACGCAGCTATGCGCTAGAGGAATTGCAGTATGAGGATGTTAGGGTCAAGCAGGTGCTTGGTCTAACCGATGCAAAAAAGCGCGAGTTTATCATTAAAGACAATGCCCACAGCGGTGATTGGGATAGCGACATATTAGCCAATGAGTGGGATATGGATGAGCTGCAGGATTGGGGCGCTGACTTTAAATTTACCGGCGGCGGTGATGATGAAAAACCTGACAAAGATGATTACAAAACGCATGAGGTAACATGCCCAAACTGTGGGCATCATTTTGAATTATCAGAGTCACCAACCGAGTAGGCTTACACCACCATGCCAAAACAGCGCAAGGCGAGTGATGAGCCTACCCCTATCAAGGAGGTATTAAAAAATAAAGCACTGCCTGTTAAGAAAAAGGCGGCTACTAAAGCTGCCGTAAAAAAGCCGAGTAAAAAAGTTGCTCAAAAAAAGAAACCAACCAAGCCGGCATTTACGCAGGCAATGTTTGAAAAGCATTTTTACTCACTAGGCATAGATGAATTTAAAGCACTGTGCGAAATCTACAATGAGCAGCAGCTAAAGATTAAGATTAAAAAGCAGCCAGACTATGACCACTGGCTTAATTATTTTAAGAGCTTTCCGGCTAGTCACATCCGCTTACTGGTAAAAATTGGGCAAGACATGCTAGATGCTGAGGCATACAGCGCATTACGCATGTGGCATGACATTATCAGTAATCCGCAGCGCATTGCCAAAATCCACCAATCTACCCTTAGCGGTCCTAAAGCCAAAGAGGGTACTGGCATTATGGCTATGGCGCTCAAGAATGACCGTATGGGCGTGCTAATGGCTACACGCGATAAGTTAGCCGAGAAACTAGAAAAAGGCGCAGGGGCGCGCGATACTGCAGCCCTAGCGCGTGAACTAACCGAAGTGATGACAGCCATTAGCGATTACGAAAAGCGGCTTGGTCCTAAAAAGACTACAGTGCTTGGTCAGTTGCTAGAGGGCGCGCCCGGCGCGAATGTCAAAACCACTGAGGGCAAAAAGCGCCCCGGCAGCAATGGCGGTGGCAGGCGCAATACTAGCTTTGCATCAAGAGTAACCATAGAGGATGTTGAGAAATGATAAGAGCCAGTAAATCTAAAGGCACACCCAAAGCCAATAGCCAGACACCTAAAAAGCGTTATGGCAATCAAAAGCCGCGCATTGACATTTATCAAAACGGTGACATTTGGCTTGCTGATAAAACTATCCGGCTGCTAGAGCATTACGGCATTGTGCTGCTGCCTTGGCAAAAAGCAATTCTCTATAGGTGGATGGCTGTAGAGCAAGATGCTGAGGGTAATTGGAAATGGGTAAACCCAGAGTGTGGCTTGCTAGTACCCCGGCAAAATGGCAAGTCAGAGCTGCTTATTGCGCGCATTATTGGCGGCATGGTATTCCTTGGTGAGTCGCTAGTTTATACCGCGCACTCTGACAACACAGTTAGCGCCATTAAGCGCCGCGTACTCAGATTTTTCTATGATG